GAAGTTCTTTCTGTTAGAGCAATACACAGTTCCAGCAGCATTCCAGGCAGCAATTAAGAATCGTCGTATTCTTGCCGAAGGTTATATGCAGAAACTGATTGAGATGAAAGAGAAGGTTCGTGAGTTTGAGTATCGTTGGAAAGATAAGAATACTGATGAACCTGTAGAGTGGCATACTTCTGGACCGAATGGTGGTTCAACGAAACTCTACTGGCACGATTTGGATTCAATTTCAACTCAAAACTACTTGAAGTCTTGTGAGTTGGAAATTCGTGACCGCATTCAGCAAATGAATTTCTTTGACAAGATTATTAATCGTTTGATTGAATTGAATGGTGGTAAGACAGTCACTAAAGAACAGTTTGAAAATGAGGACCATATCTATTGGGAACGCAGATTCGCAGAGCAATCTCTGGATGAAATGGTAAGTTCCAAGACTGGTATTAGTATCGGTAATCTTCACTCAATGAGAAGAGGAACTGCTCCTACATTAGTGAGTGATGATACAAACAGAATCAAGAATGGTTATGGTGCTCTTGCTGATGCGATTAATGACCCTGATAAGTTCTTGAATACACTGCAAGAGAAAGTTCTTCGTGGTATTGAAGAAGTGACGAATACTGATTTAGGTTTGCTTGCACCTGGAGCAGAACAACATCAACAACTTTTAGAATCCAGAAACTCATAAGGAGAAAGTAGATGCCAGCAGGAGACGTATTTGGTCTTGATGGATTTTTTCTAAACAAATCAAATCCCATTACGGTTTCTGCTGTAGACATTAATTCTACTGCTGCAGGTGCTGGTATTACTGTTGTGAGTGGAGTTTTGAATGCTACTGCTGGTATTGCAACTCTCACTTTCTCAACTGCTGCTGGTCTTTCTACGACACCTTTTTATATTGGTGCAAAGATTGCAGTTTCTGGTCTTGGTCTTACTACAGGAGTAGCACATACTGGATATAATGGAAATTTTGTAGTCACAGGATTTGCAGGAACTACAACAGTTTCTTATGCGACTACTGGTTATGTTGGTGGTGTGACTGCTGGTATTACCACAACTGGTAGAGTAATATTAGTGACTGATACTGCGGTTACAAATACAACTTGGAGTAGTGCTCAAACTCATGGTTGGTTTGGTGGTGGTGCAATTCCAACACCATCAATATATTCAACAGTAGACCGTATAGATTTCTCTAATGATACTGGAACTGCAAATATTAGAGGTCCATTAAGTTCAACAAAAACTAATTTAACAGCAACAGGAAACTCTAACTATGGTTGGTTTGGGGGTGGCACATTAGGATTTCCAGGACCAGCACCATCATCATCAGTAGACCGTATAGATTTTTCTAATGATTCTTCAACAGCATCACCAAGAGGACCATTAAGTTTTGCAGTAACTAGAGCAGCAACAGGAAATTCTAATTATGGTTGGTTTGGTGGTGGCATATTATCAGTAGACCGCATAGATTTCTCAAATGATTCTGCAACAGCATCATCAAGATCTTCATTAAATTCAACAAGATCTCTCACATCAGCAACAGGAAACTCTAACTATGGTTGGTGGGGTGGCGGTTTAAATACTCCGACAACAACATTAGCAACAGTAGACCGTATAGATTTTTCAAATGATTCCTCCACAGCATCAGCAAGAGGTCCAATTACATCAAAACGTAGTTCGGCATCAACAGGAAATTCTAACTATGGTTGGTGGGGTGCTGGATCTGATGGTCCAGGAGCAACAGTATTTTCGACAGTAGACCGTATAGATTTTTCAAATGATTCTACAACAGCATCAGTTAGAGGTTTATTAAGTATATCAAGAATTGCTCCTGGAGCAACAGGAAACTCTAACTATGGTTGGTTTGGTGGTGGGTCTAATTTTCCTGCAAATTATTCAATAGTAGACCGTATGGATTTCTCTAATGATTCAGTATCAGCATCACCAAGAGGTCCATTAACTGAATCCAGAGCATCATTGGGAGCAACATCAGGGCAGGCAAGGTCTTCAAGTGTTCGTCTACAAAAAGCAGGGAATTATGGTTGGTTTGGTGGTGGTAGTATTGGAATACCAAATACAGCAACAGTAGAACGTATAGATTTCTCTAATGATTTGGCAGCAACATCACCAAGAGGACCATTATTTACTGCAAGAGAAAAATTGTCATCAGTAGGAAACTCTAACTATGGTTGGTTTGGTGGTGGCACTACTCCTACAATAGTAGCAACAGTAGACCGCATAGATTTCTCAAATGATTCTTCGACAGCATCAGTTAGAGGTCCATTGATTTTACAAAGAGAAAGATCGGCAGCAACAGGAAACTCTAACTATGGTTGGTTTGGTGGTGGTGTTCCTGGGGGAATAACATCAACAGTAAATCGTATAAATTTCTCTAATGATTCTTCCACTGCATCACCAAGAGGTCCATTAACTACTCCTGAAAGATTTGCTTTAGCAGCAACAGGAAACTCTAACTATGGTTGGTTTGGTGGTGGTGCTACTCCAACAGTAGTAGCAACAGTAGACCGTATAGATTTTTCTAATGATTCTGCAACAGCAGTAGCAAGAGGTCCATTATTTACTCAAAGAGCATATTTAGCAGCAACAGGAAACTCTAACTATGGTTGGTTTGGTGGCGGTGCTCCTGGACCAGTAGCAACAGTAGACCGTATAGATTTCTCTAATGATTCTGTATCAGCATCACTAAGAGGTCCATTAAGTACAGTAAGAAGTATTATGGCAGCAACAGGAAACTCTAACTATGGTTGGTTTGGTGGTGGTAGTGGACCAGTAGCAACAGTAAACCGTATAAATTTTTCCAATGATTCTGTATCAGTATCAACAAGAGGTCCATTAACTGCCGCAAGGTCATATTTAGCAGCAACCTCCAATACCACCAGATAAATACTTGAAACTACATTATTCTTTATGAATTTATTATCCAAAGTTTTGATTGCACCAAAAGTCATCAGTCAAGAAGGGATTGATGCTCTGGTAAATCATATGAAAACTTCCAAGACAGAAGACCTTTCAGTATTTGACCCAGACAAATCCAATCAGACACGAGGAACTGAATGGATTACAGATAAGAAAACAAGAGATACTCAAATTGCACCAATTGAACCTGTATTTCCACAGGTCAACGAATTGATGCATCATATTGTAAAGCAAGTCATCAATCCTTTTTATCAGTTTGAGGTAGATAGTTCAGAAGTTCCACAACTTCTTTGTTATGATGTAGGAGGACACTACCAACCTCATATTGATGGAGAAGGTATATGGACTGCACCAGACCAAACACAACTTTGGAGAAAGACAGTAGATCGTGATTTGTCTATGGTATTATATCTGAATAATGAATTTGAAGGTGGAGATTTCGTATTTCCAGACCTTCATATTCGTGTTCGTCCTGAACCTGGACTTCTGGTATGTTTTCCTTCTAACAGATATTATAGACACGGAGTAGAACCAGTCACTAAAGGAAACAGGTACTCTATGGTGACTTGGATGACCGTTAAGGGGTTTGAGAGTATGGAGACCCAATCTAATAATCTCAAATCTAAATATGGAGTATGCTAAGAAACGATGATTACTTATACTTGGAGTATTTCTAAACTGGATTGTGCCCCATCAGAAAATGGATTGATGGATGTTGTTAAAATTATTCACTGGAGTCTTACTGGAATAGATGAGAATGGTGTATCTGAATCTTTCAGAAACTCTTATCCTCTCCCCTCACCAAGTCCAGAAGCATTTAGTGATTATTCAACACTAACAAAAGAAACTGTGATTGGTTGGTTGGAAAGTAACCTTGATGTTGGATACTTACAAACATATCTTGCAAATGAGATTGCAAGTAAGTATAATCCACCTATCGCATCATTACCTCTTCCTTGGATAAAAGTAGAAGAACCAGTAGTAACTGAAGAAGTTGTTGAAGAACCTGTACCTACAGAGCAAACATTGGAAGAAAAGATTGCTGATGGTTATAATCCTGATGCAAGAGATGGTGATGGAGATGGAATCGTTCAGGAAGGAACGAAGTGGGAAAGACCAGTTGACACTCAAATGTAAATGCTGTATAATATAGATGTCTTGATGAATTCTCTGTGACTTCGAGAACCAAGACCTTCTTCTGTGGTGGGAAGAAGTGAGTTGGTGCTATAATAGGAGGAGAGAAATCTCCTCTTTTTTCTTATATAAATTACTACAGATATTAAACAACTATGAATTTTGCCGTTTATTCTAAACAAGATTGCCCATATTGCTATAAAGTCAAACAAGTTCTTGAGTTGACAGGAAACAAGTTTGTGGTGTATAATTTAGGAGAAGATTTTACCAAAGAAGAATTCTATTCGGAGTTTGGTGAAGGTTCTACATTCCCCCAGGTTGTTTGTGACGACCAAAAACTTGGTGGATGTACCGATACTGTTAAGTTTCTAAAAGAGAAGCAAATTGTCTGATAGGAACCTAAATAACTCTGAGAACCACGGTATAAATCGTGGTGTGGAACTCATTCTCGCGGGAGGAAAGAGAAAAAAGACCTATCCATTTCACATTATTTTTGAAAAAATGGTTTGTTTTCTGAATAAAGAAATCACCATTTACTTTGAATTTTCCTTTAATCTAAGGAAACATACCAAATTCCCGGAGAAAAAAAATGTTAGCAGTTAGTCTAGTTTTAGGTTCATTTCTAACGGTTTTATTTCTAATAGTTGGCCTCATCGGTGGATGGGTTGCCAGAGAATACATGATGAATTATCGGGAGATTCCTAAACTTCACCCAGAATTTTACGATCAAAATGGCAATGTAATTCCTGATGAAGTTTTAGCTATTTCATTTAATCCTGATTATTTTGATGATTATGAAGAAGATGACGACGAAGATTAATTTTTTTAACTGATAATAATTATGACTACAACAAAAATTAAAGCAACAACTACAGAAACTAAAAAGGTAGAAACAGTATCGGAAGATCTTCCTTCCAATCCTTTTTCTTTTGAAGTTTTGAATCTTGTATCCAAACAACGTTCAAATGCAAAAAAGGTGGAACTACTTCAAAGATATGATCACCCTTCTCTAAAGACACTTTTTATTTGGAATTTTGATGAAACTGTTACTTCTGTTCTTCCACAAGGAGAAGTACCTTATGCGGCAACAAGTGAGCAAAATTCTTTCAGTGGCACACTCTCTGAAAAAATTACTGATGCTGTCGATAAAATGAGTGAGATGGGATCAAATTCTCTTGGTTCTCAAGATCAGGGAAGATCATCAATTCGTAAAGAGTATCAAAAATTTTATAATTTTGTCAAAGGTGGTAATGATGGACTGAGTTCTCTTCGTAGAGAGAGTATGTTTATCAATATTCTTCAAGGTCTTCACCCACTAGAAGCAGAAATTCTAATTCTTGTAAAGGATAAAAAACTCACAACAAAATATAAAATTACAAAAGAAAATATTTCTGAAGCATACCCCGATATTCAGTGGGGAAATCGCGGATAGACTTAATTTTTAATTATGAGGAAATAACTTTGGAAAATACAACTAAAGACGGTCCAATGTCAGCAGAACAGGAAAAAACATCCACTAAAGAGAATATAAATGAAGTTTGGTCCAGTCAAGAACGGGAAACTTCTAAGTCTCGCTATGGATGTGAAATTCTACAAGAAAAGTGTACAATAAAAGATGCAAAAAATAAACAATTACCTCTCGATTCGTATCTAGTTACTTACATGATTGATGGTAATATTTTTTATGATATTATTAGAACAAGTAAAAGAGTTAATATTTTTGACATGTATTATGATAAATTTGGCAATTGCCTCAAATCTATTGAATGGACTGATGGTAGAATAAGTCCTAGACTTTGGGGATATAAGGCGCCAGAAAAGAAAAAACGCAAGTAATAGTAGCAGCATGATACACTTAAAGTATCGGTTGCTACTTTTTTAATTTTATGCTAATATATACAGTACGTTGGCCGGGAAACTGGTGGAAGTACCAATAAGGGAAGCAACGCACCAATACCCGCAAAGTAAAGGAGCACCTCTTATGAAAAACAATTGGCAACTTATTTTAATCAAGCAACAAAAAGAAAAGGAACAACGCAAACACCAAGCAAAAATTGCAATGGCAATGCGTTGATTATTTGGAGGGATTGATTCCCTCCTTTTTTTGTGCTAAAATGAATTGAAACAATTCTAACCTATGGATAAGGAAAAAGTAAAACTTATCGTTCGTAACATGGAACTCCTTGTGGATTCTTTGAAGGCAGAAATTTATTCGGATGTATCATCATATCGATTTGATGATATTGAACCAAGAGAAGTAGATTATGACGAAATCTTTGAGGATGATGAATGACTAAAAAGGCAAAAGAATTGGTGAAGTTGCTTGAGAAACTTACAAAACAGGATCATTTATATTCTGGTGAGAAAATTAGAGAAATGAAAACACAATTGCGAGTTGTAAAGGAAGAACTTGCACAAATTGAAGCAAAATACTCAAAAGGATTTGGAAAGAAATGAGACCTATTAAAGCAAAGGATCTTCTAGAACTAGATCAAAACATGAAAGTTGTGATGCTTCGGCAGACACAACTCCCACAAACTCTTGTTTATCAGGCTGGAAAAAATGACTATTCCGAGGAACCTATTCATACAAAGTTTCCCCCAGCAGAAAAGGAATGTGGTAAATGGGTTATTGAGCAGTTACTTGCAAACGAACGTGGGCACTGGGGTCCATTGGAGCATCCTGCGATTACTATGGACTGCGTTGGATTTGTTCATAATGTAATGGTTCAGGCACGAACTCATCGTGTTGGCGTATCATTTGATGTTCAATCGCAACGTTATACTGGTCGTCGTGTATTGAAGGTTGCTAAAGGTGATTTGAAACCCCAAGAGGTTTATTATGTGCGTCCAGAAGGTCTGTATTTGGACCGTAAAGGGCACAAATACGAATGGACACAGGATGACTACGAAAGACAGTTAAAGTTCTGTCTGGCG